TAACAAGCAGCCTCCACATAAAAAAACCTAATTTGTATATTGATCTTAGTAGGAGCACATTCAGTATAAAATGTTGAGATGAAAGACGATGACTCACAGTTTTCTTTTAGGGATCTTTTAACGACTCTTGTCCCTGCTGGTGTTCTTTCTTGGGCTCTTGCAATGTTGACTGCAAGCTACATGGGTTATGCAAAGATTGATGCAGCGTTCATTTCATCCTTGGTGACGTCAGTCTTGGCTGTATATGGAGTCTCTAGAAAAGATGATAAAGATACTAAAAAATCTGAAAAAAAGTTTACAGTTGAGTCAAAAGATCAGACACCTCCAACTAAATGATTTTAGGGCGGCCAGGTGCTTCTATTGACCTAACCTCAATCAGTAATACAGAGCTTCTAGAGGAGCCGAAACGTACTGAGAACCTGGTGTCAGATCAGTATGCCCTTGTCCTTAAGGACAGGCATCTAAAGAATTGTTTTATTCTTGATACTTCAGAAGGTTATACAAAGATAAAGACAGTGATCGGACCCTGGTGGATTAAAAATCAGGACTGGATCGACAGCAACATACCAACGTCAGTCCCTCCGTATCTGGAGTCGGGAGGCTTCAGGTTTCTGCTAGACACTCCTTACATACACCACCCGTACAACGGAGTGACTGATGCTGCAAAATCCTTATCTTGCACTCTAGGAGCGTGTCTCCTTCAGCAAAAACTCTTTAATAATGACACTTATGAAGAGTATGTAAGCAGGGTTGACAACCATGGTGATTCTTCAAAAGCCACTACACACCTTGACGTCCTGCGCAAAATGGGTATTCCCCTGAAGTTCGTTAGAGATTTAGATGAAAGCGACATTAAAGAGACGATCGATCGAGGCCTTAGCATTCCTGTAGGGCTTGTAATTAAAGGGACACCTGAGAGACCACGAGGATTTACGTATTGCATTCTGATCTACGGCTACAGTGACACTCACTGGTTGGCGCATGACTCAATTGGTCGAGCTGACATTCAGAGGGGTTTTTGGGTTTCTAATGAAGAGGGCAGCGGTAAAGCGGTGACATATGACATTGAAGAATCTCGTAATCGTATTTTTTTTGGAGGCGGTTGCAGTGCCTTTGGATGGCTGAATTGCCGGAAAAATTAAGCTATACTTATTTCGAATCGTCCAAACAAGATGGAAGAGATTTTTTTAGACACAGAGAAGCAGCTCATCAAGCAACAGGAAGAGCTTGCTGAATTCATCAAAACTGGTGAGGCAGAGTTGATGCGCAATAAAGAGCTTTACCTCAAAGTCACTGGAGCACTTGAGGGTATGGCTATTGTCCGTGGACGTATTGCCGAACTTGAAGAAACCCCTGCAGAAGATTTCGATCGTTGAGATGTTGAAAGATATTAACAAAAACCGATACAATGCGCTCTGTTTAGTGGCAGATCACATTTCACCGCCCTCTCGTGAAATGCGGTTAGATGCGATCATCAGAGACGTCCCTGACGAAGATTTGCGCTGGGTGCTGGATAGATTGCACTACTTCCTGCTTAAAATTATTGAAGATTCAGATTATGATCCTGCAGAGGATATTGAAAATTTAAATTTAATTGGACTAATTGATTAATGGGAACATAGTAAAAGTACAAGTGTGTGCAGCATAAAGTTTTGACAAGGTTGGAATACTGAACGTGTTTCATTGCGAGCAAGATCTTTTAGCCAATCTCATTGTCTTAACCCCAAAACTTGCAAGACGCAAATTTAAACTTTATATTTTTGCTTCTTGGGATTGGGCTTGTGCCTACTGCGGTAAGCATCTAACTCAAGACACCGCAACCATCGATCACATCCTATCAAAACACAAGGGTGGTCACAACATTAGATCAAATATGTGTTGTTGCTGCTCGTCGTGTAATAGATCTAAAGGCTCCATGTTACTGGACGAGTGGTACACTGAAAATAATATTCATTTTACTGAAGAGAGATCAGTTAAAATCAAGGAGTGGTTAGAGCAAAAACCAAACTCTATAAAACTACCAAGCACGGATTCCCTTCAAACATATATTGATAATGATTTCTCCATCAGCTGGATATCAGTCTGAAGAACAGTTTCTCACAGACTTTCTTGAGCGCATGAAAGAGAAGCGGGTTCCTGGCCCTGGAGACACTGCGCTAAGGGGAGAAGTGCGCAACGATATTATCGGTAAGGTCGAGAGAGGCGTTCTGAAGGTCTGATATGGCTGATAGAGCAAAAGCAAAGAGGCTTGCTAAGGAGCAAATGAAATGCAACAAGCCGAAGCGGACTCCCGACCATGAGACCAAGTCCCATGTGGTCAAAGCCTGCAAGGAAGGTGAGGAGAAGATTATTCGTTTCGGTCAACAAGGCGTAAAAGGTGCTGGTAAAAACCCTAAAACAGCTAAAGAGAAGGCGCGTAAGGCTTCTTACTACGCCAGGCACGATGCGCAGGATGCGAGTCCTGACAAGATGTCAGCTCGTTACTGGAGCCACAAGGTTAAATGGTGATCTGACATGAAAGACAAAGTGACAAGGCGCAAGCAGGCTTTGGCTAGCGCACAAGCCATGAAACAGAAGAAAGGACAGCAAAAAATAAATAACTTTCAGGATTTATTTAATCGCGCACGCACCAAGGCTCAAGGATTTGTCATGGCAGGTCAAGAAGCTTTACCTGCTATTTTTGGAGGCTTGATTGGAAAAAACAGAGTGGATACATCTGTTGATCCACGAATGGGACAAGGTTTGATTGATGCCTACCGGACGGCACAGAAACGTGGCTCTGACGTTGTTGAGTATAAAGACTATGATATGTCTACCCCAGGGGGGATCGGTGCTAAATATACCTTTGGCACAGTAGGAAAAGATAATCTTAGGTTTGATCAATCCGATAACGTAGTGGGTATTCGGGGTGAAAGATATGATACAGATAAAACTCCGATGCAGTCATTACAGGAAGGTAAAGAGCGTTTAGAAGGAGGTGATATTACCGCTGGTATTTATAAACCATTTGAAGCATTGCTTTCTGCGGTGCAGGGCAGAGGACTGACCACGCATAATGTTGATTTTCAACAACCAGTTGCACCTAAACCCGCTACTCCTGTAAATTCTTCTGCGCCAAGTCTGTTACCTCCACCACCAGGAGCGTACACGGTCGAATCAGGAGATACTCTGTCAGCTATTGCAAGACGTTTCGGCACAACAGTAGAAGAACTTGCCCGTAAAAATCAAATCGGCAACGTTGATCTAATTCAAATCGGACAGCAAATACGGAGATAATATTAATGCAATATAAACAGACGATCAAATTAAGGCCCAGCTGCGCCACCATTTTGTGATCACGTACTTATCTCCTTGTTTTGGTGGAAAGGCTTCGTGCATTGTTTTAAAGTTTGGAACGCCATTTTTGTAAAGATTATTCCACGCAAGAAGCAGACCTCGTTTAGGTTTGACTGTGAGTTTTAAGTGCTTAAACCACGTCTCACCGCCCTCTTCAACATCATTTAGATATATCATTGTTGTCCAAGTCCTTTGCCCCATCCATTCGCAGTAAATCTTATATTCTTTGGTCAAAGGATCGAAGAAATCCCAATGTTCTTTAAAGTATTGTCCTGGCCTGTACTTTTGAGCTTGCATAACCTCACCGAGAAATGGCTCTAATCCCATAAACTCACTAATTTTTTTATCTAGGTGTAAGTAAAAATCGTTATCAAAGTAGTGTAGGTCAGCGGTCGTGCTTGTTCGGTAAGAGCTGACACGGTTGCTGTCTGTCTCATCGGACACTGTGGAAGGCCTAAGGTTTTGGTTCATAAGATCAATCAAATCATCGCATTCGGTTTCACTTAAAAAATTTTCCTGTTTATAAATTTGTGTAAAAGGATAATTTATTTTTTCTGCTTTCTTAGTTACCGGACAGTCGTAAAAATCTTTGTGCCTAATGCTTTTGGGCTTGGTCTTTAATGAACAGTGTGTGAGTGCTTCGTTTATATATTCTTCGGTACAGCCATATTTTTCTGTAAGTGTTCTCAGCAGTTGTGTCTTGCTGACACCACCAATAGCTCCAGTGAGTAGTTCACGTTGAAACTCAATATCGTCCATTGTCTCGGAGAACCCTTCGTACAATATAGATTGTAATTGAGCTTAAAACTATGGGGCTTTGCGTTATAACGTTCACCGTGTTATTCGCAGGTGCCTATTGGACGGCTCGAAATACCCTTAAGAAATGCAGCTCACGTCATGAAGTCCAGATCAGCCGAACGCTTTCTAGAAGAGTACGTAAAGGACGCTGGATTAGGTCTTGAGGCGTCTGATGTCGACCCTGGTCGCCTGATCCCAGAAGAAATGAGGGATTTACGTGAAAAGGCAGTCATGAACGTCACGCCTGATCTACTTGTCAGTTAATTCAGCGCTGGTAAGATAGATCCAAGGTAGGTAATTACCATGGATGCATTAGAGCTTCCCGTGGACGTTGAATTTCAAATCCACGCAGCATCTCTGGCCATTCAAGGCCTGGATCGAGATGAGTTAGAGGAAGCGTTCATCGAAATGCTTCATCAAAAAGCTCTTGACCGTCAGATGTTCCTAGGCATTCTGAAAGACCACGGTATCGATGCCGATATCAAGTTCAACTTCTCCACTATTGGACAAATCTCTTAATAGCCATGGCTGATCGTATTGTTACGGGTACTCTTGACACATTTTCAGTTGACTCTGGAAGTGACGTCACTTACAAAGGTGCAGGCGTTGGTAACGATACCGGCCTGAGTCAACGTGCTTTTTTAGTCAACCCAAGCACCACAGGCGACATCACTGTTTCTTTAGACCGTTCTGCTGGTGTCATTTCCATGGAGATCTTCCAGGATGATGACCACTCGGCTGGTTCAGCACCAACCGGATATAAGAAGGCTTTTAATGTTGCACAGGCTGGGAAAGGCAAAGGCGCAGTTGGTGTGACGGTTACAAATGCGACCAAGAATTACATTGTCCTCTTGAAGCTAGAGGGTTATTCTGAAGTCAGCTACATCGCTAAGGTTGTCGTCCCGTAAGAAATCACGTGTTTGGAAAGAACACCCTTTTCTTACAGAAAAAGGAATTCAATTAATCAAGATATATACCCCGCCCCGTACTGCTATCGGTATGGGGCGTTTTGCTTCTTACCGAGAGTATGGTGAGAAGTTTTGGCGAGTCGGCTATGGCAGTCAGCAGGTGTTCGGTCGTGCAGTTTCCATGCATGACAAGCTTTATACCAACGAGATCGAGGAGCAGCTTGAAAAAGATCTGCAGACGTTTTCTGATCAGGTACAGCAGTACGTTTACGTACCACTCAACAGAAACAGGAAGGCAGCCGTCCTGAGTTTCGCCTACAGCCTTGGGATTTTAGGATTTAAGAACTCTCGTTTATTAGAGCTGATAAACAGCCACGCAAGCAAAAGAGAGCTTATTAAGGAGTGGAGCCCCTACATCAATAAGTATTGGCTTTCAGGTGGTGAACTGATGAGAGATAGGCGTCGCACAGAATTGAATACATATTTTGCTGCGGACGTCAAAATTCCTTCATTTGTACGGCATGATTGCCACACATCAGTTTGCCTTTTAAATCTGCCGGAGACTTACACAGGGTCTCCTTCTCAAATCAAAGCAGTTGAGTATTTGGAAAAGAAAATTAAGGATTGGGATCCTTCTGGCCATGTAATTCGTCGTTTCTATCGGCTTTGGTCCACTCCACCTCGCGGTTTAGGTAATCAAGAGCGTCCGGGTCAAAACGCTTTAGAAGATCAATAGCGTCAAAAATAGCCAAATCAGGTGTGTAAGCAGCTATGAAATCTTCATACTTCATTTTTAGAGTTTTGGGCTAAAGCGATTTTGAGGAGCACGAGGTAGCCAATCAAATCGACGATGACGTCTTCATCTTCGTCAAGAAGACCCGCGCCTTGTTGGATACGATTAAGTTTATCGTCAATTCTTACAAGAATCTGCTCGACACTATCGGATTTACTAAAGATTCGAACAGGTTTGAGCGCTGAGTTGCCATACTTTCGATTCTTATAAATCAGCAGCTCTTTAATGTCATCACAAATCAAACTGATTTGAGTTTGTGTTTCGGTGAGGGTCATTAGAATAAAAGGATGAACGACCAATTAAGCCAAGCATACGATATCGATAACCGGCGTGCAGGTAGTTATACTGTTAAACCCGGACAAGATATTTCTGCTACCGACAATGAAAGTGCGAAAAGCTTTCTTAAAAGGTTTGTAGAAGCAAAAAAAGACGGTGAGGCATTGAACGTAAAAGCCTCCAGGACTAACGATAACGTGTTTGTTTTTGACGATGGTTCTTTCAGGAATCAATTTAGAGCTACCGGATAACTCTTCCGATCGTTGAGAAAATAGATTCGAATCTGTCAATTTGAGAGAAGCCTAGATCTGTTGGTGGCAAATAAGCGAAATATCCCCAGTACATAGGTGATTTGAGAGTGAAATACTTCCTACCATGCATTAGGTGCGCCCTGTCTTTTGGAATGCATAAAGGAAAATCCCAGATCTCAGGGCAGGTTCTAAGCATTTCAGGATAAGTTGTATAAAAAAGTGCTTCAGGGATGTTCCTAAGCTTCCACTCCCTGATCAGACGTCGAAACCAGATGACTGAAGGTGCTTTAGATACACTGCCTCCGCGTGGGCTCCACCGCCAAGTACCACGCTGTTTGCTGTACGTACAACGTCCGTACGTCGGAGGGAACAAATAGGTCTTGCCAGTCCAGGGTGCCTCAACGTTTAGTCCGTCATCGTCAAGGGTATAAATCTGTTTTGCACGAAGAAACTGCTGATTAGCATCGTGTGTACTACAGGGATCTAAATCAAGATCTCCAAGCAAGGCGTCAATCAAAGGCAGATAATCACAAGGAGTTAGCCAATCCTCACGGATGTGGCCGATCTTCCCATAGACATTCCTAAGTGAACGCCATTTTGCTCTGTGATTCACGAGATGAGAAAGTTACTATTTTCTTCATCGTGGCGATAGTGAATGAGTGCCAGCTCGGTATCATCTTGAACCAAGAAAAGTGACTCTTTATTCGGGTCGATCTGCTCAGCCCTACGGATTGCACCTTGGAAGACAGAGGATACGCTCTCTTGGTCACGGTAATCTTCAAGAGCATTGATAAGTGCGTCTACGCAGAGATAGAACATACTATCTTTATCATTGGCGGCTGGCTTAAACACGAGCACACCAGGGCCTTCTGCATTATAAAACTTTCCATAGTAGTCACACATATCAGAGCAGATGCGCTCGATTGTGAGCTTCATGAGTGTTTCTTCTGTCTCACCCGTAGTGCTCTGAAGAAGTTTTTCC